GTATCTCCTGTACTAGAGCTACGTGGATTATTCATGAAACGAACATCTTTTAAAGTGTGCTTACGAGTTACCAAAGCAGCGTCTGTATAAATAACAATGATGTCAAATTCGGGAATAGCTTGCAACGTTCCGTTTGGGGAAACCGCTGTGATAGCTTCTATCTCCTCCATTAGCAAAGTAATCTTTGCTATTGGCTCAAACTTTCCGTACCCACGAGATACTGGTTTGTTACCAGCCCCGTAAATATTTTCCATATTTTGTTTTACATCGTATTCAATTGCTGTAATGCCTGTAATTGGAACGCCTAAGACGTTCACAATTATGTCTGCATATTCGTATGATTTTCTGTTAATTAACGGTAGTAATGAAATTGCCATGTTTTATTATATTGATAAAGTGAAACCTACGTTGACTGTAATTGTACGGGCTACTCCTATTGGTACTAATGAAACGCTTATTACCAATTCAGAACTAGTTAAAACGTTTTGAGATGGGTCTATAACTATTCCGTAAGCAGATAATTCATTATCCTTTTGCATCTGCCCTAAAGAACGATCGCACAAAGATTGAAAATAGCCTATTGTATCTTCACTTAGTGTTCCATCAGCTTTAACTTTTAAAGGACTTGCTAATTGTGGTAATAAAGCAACTCTAAGGTTACGAATAGCCTTATTAAATGTTCTATTGTTTTCAATGTAAGCAAAATCACCAGCGACTGGCGTAGACGTATGAGAATCGTTAAAATAACTACCCTCAATATCAAATTTCTTTAAAGCTATATAACCTAATGTATTTATATTATCTATAGTTCCATCGCTTTGTGCTGAATACAAGTCACCATTACAATAAGCAAGCGTATCAAACTCTACATTTGATACATTGAATTTAGCTACCCACGCGATGTCGTCCGAAACTTTAGCAAAAGAAACTGCTCCTAATGTTGTACCTAAAATACCAATTGAATGCCCGCTAGCTTTAAATAATTTAGCCCCTCTATTAGCTCCATCTTGTCCCATAACTACTGAAACATTTGGCGCTGATAATGCACGTAAATTAGCTAATCCAGCCAATGTAGTAGCACTTGTCATTTTGCCTTGATATATAACCTCAAAAGGTTTATGTAAAGCTGTTTGCGCATCTACAACCGCTTGTAATGCCGTTACCTGAGTAGTAGCAAAAGTAGTGGTTGATTGAAAAACGCCAAATTGCCTAATTTTACCTTGGGCGATACTTTGCATTAAAGGAATACTAGCAAATGTAGTGGCGTCCGACAATGCATAGAAACCTACCCATAATTGACCTTTTGGTTGTATTCTAAAATATTCATTTATGTGATACCATAATATGTTGATGTCGCTTGAAACACCTAGTACCGTTGAACCAGCACCAGTTGGTTGTGTCCACGTTGCAGTTGAACCACCAGTTACAGTTGAACTATAAGGCGTGCCGCTATTTGGAAAAATACCTTCGCCTGCTTTAGTAGTAATTAATATTACACCTAGTGCGCTTGAAGCAGTAAATCCATGCACGGTTGTGCCTGCGTTTATTTTAGCTGTCCATGCGGCTGCGGCTGTTGTAACTGTTGTTTCCTCTCCTGAAACCAAAGCGTAACTAGGTAAAACATTGATTAAACCTTCCGTTCCTGTATAATTAACAACTAAAGTATCACCTATTGCTGGCGTTCCGGCTATTGTCAACTTTGCAACCGCTTTTGTTTCTCCAACACTTGTATTGAGTATTCCTAAAGCCTCTGCCTCTTGAATAGAGAAAACAACTTTACATTTATCTGAGGCACTAAAGCCACTTGGGTATGATTGCCCACTGTAAAAACACAAACCCGAAATATGATCTTCACCTGCTAGAGGTCGACCAAGTCCGCCTTGTTGTTTTACAAATACTACATCGTTTGCCATTTTTATAATTTTAGTTTAAAAAAAGGCTTGTAATAATACAACTACAAGCCCTCTTAATTTATATTAAGAAATTAATTATGCTACTTGAACTAAAGCCGCAACACCTTTCATGTCTGTTCTTAAAATTGCAGAACCTAACATAACTTCCATGTTAAAGATAGAACCTAAAAATTCAGGCTTACCGTTACCGTTTCCGCCTTCATCATACATTGGATTGATAGCTCCTAAAGCTCTTGAAACACTCATTGGATGATATGCAATACAACCTAAATTATCTGTTGTTGCTGTTGCTGCACCCGGTGCCTTAGCAACGTTTGTAGTTACTGTATAAACAGCAACTGTTGGTCTCATGATGATATCAAATCCAAACAATTGTGCTACAATACCAGTTGACAAAGTATTGTTACCATTAGCCATTTGAAAGCCATTATATGAAGCTCTTACTACTTCGGATATTGTAAACAATTCCCAGAACATGTCCGCATTCATTAATAATTTACGTCCTAATCTAGGTACATTATCCTTATCTAATTTCTTAGCTAAAGTCGCAATATCCGCTAGCGTTACCTGTTTACGGGTTCCAGTTGCTCCCGGAGCTAAAGAAGTTCCATTAGAACCTGTTGTTACAACTACATTAGCTGCGCCTGTTGGCGCCCAAGAATAAGCCACTTGGTTACCAATAGATTCGACTAATGTTGAAATTTGTTGACCAATTACAGAGTTCTTTTTATCATAAGAAACCTGTAAAGCATCTAAATTAGTAATAATAGTAGGCAATAAAGCATACTGGTTCATGTTATAAGTACGATCTGTATCTACCCTAGGAGCTATTGCCAAAGGTAATGACGTTGGGTTTACAACAACCGTAGGATTAACCCCAGATTGCGGAATATGAACGACCCCAAACGCTATGTAAGCCGAGTGATCTGTTGAATATTGTAAAAATGCAGCGTCTTGGTTTAAAGTGTTTATCACTTCGTTTACCCAAATTTCTTTAATTAATCCAGCCATTTTATTTGTTTTTTATATTTTTATTTAATTATTAATCGATTTGAATTTTTGCACCCATTGGTAAAAATATAGTTCCATCAAACCAAAAGGATTGACACCATGTTTTACCAGCTACACCTGTAACTACTGGAGCGTCTATACCGGTACCAAAAGTGAAAGTTTCTGTTGCGGTTGTTTTTACTTTTAAATTTAAAATTGCGCCAGCTTTTAACTCACTAGATAAAGTCAAATCTAACGTTGCGTTACCAGTTAATGTAGGCAAAGCCACAACTGCTGTTAATTGAGATGATATAGTTGCCGCTGTTGTTCCTGTGGCCGCTATAACTAAAGCATCCGCTGCTCCAAATGGATAATTTATTACCATGATTTATTTTTTTTATAGGGTTGTTTTTAAAGTTTTTAAAAGTTCATTAAATTGTTCAGGAAAAGAATTTTGCATTTCCATTAATCCTTTCTCGTCATTCTTGCTCCATTCGCTAAAAGTCCATTTAGAACGGTCTTCTACTTCACCAACAGCGTTCTTAACTTTGAAGTTAAAAATTGGATTGTTATTATTTTTTACATTGCTTATTTTAGAAAACATATTTTCAACTGTTGAAAAATTTGTTATAGCTAAAGAAATAAGACCCTCTACCTCTTCTTCTGTACATTTTCCAAGCTCTTTATTAGCGTTAACTAATTCAGTTGCTTTATTTTTCATATCTTCTAAAGCAGCATCTTTAGCAACCTTTTCAGCGTCTTCGTACTTTTTTAATCTAGTAGTTAAAGCAGCAATTTCTTCATCTTTAGAAGCCAATTCCTTATCTTTATTTTCAATTGCATTAACAACGTCTTCTTCTGAAGCTTCGTTTTTCAATTTCAAAAAGTCTATAACTTTATTCATTGTTTTATTTTTTTGGTTAATTAATTTATTATAAGTATTAGCCATTTCGTATAGGCTACTTTTGTTTATCTTTACTTTTCGTTTAGTACTCTCTATTTCATCAAAGAATCCCATTTCAACAGCTTGCTCTAATGAATAATCCGCTACCTTAGAATTAGATACCCACACCTCTTTTGTCAACATCGCTAAAACTTCGCTTTCAGTTTTATTTATATTATTAGCTATTAATGTAACAAGGCTATCGGTGGCTATTTTCGATATTTTCTCATCATTTGAACCCATCGCTTCATGTCCCATCCAAGAAGCAAAATCTTTTATTTTTCTTTTTTTTCCACAAAGAGAAATAACGCCAGCCATACTAGCCGCTAATCCATCAACATATGTGTTACACGGAACCTTGGAGTTCAATATGGCACTAGCTATGCTATAACCATCATAAACACTACCACCAACCGAATTAATACGTACTGAAATAGATTTACATTGTGTCTGCAACCACTGCAACTCGTTTGCAAAAGAACTACCCGAAATACCATAAACAACATTCCCGTTTTCGTCAATAGAATCACCTATTTGAGAATATAAAAGCATAGTGCCTTCATCTTCCGAAACGTTTTTTATGTATTTAAAATTTTCGATATTCAAAAATCAATAAACGAATTTTTGTATATTTTTAATTGTTACACTACTTTAAATATGGCTGGAAAATCGTTAC